CTAAGGGCCAGTTTGAGCCATTTCTACCGCCACTTTATCGCCACTCACCGCCAGTGGATTAAGTTTAACGGCATCCTCTAAATGGTCAGGGGCAAAGTGCGCATATCGCATCGTCATCTTGATGTCAGTGTGGCCGAGTACGCGCTGCAAAACCAAAATATTACCACCATTCATCATAAAGTGACTGGCGAAGGTGTGGCGCAATACGTGGGTAAGTTGTCCTGCCGGTAATTCGATGCCTGTTCTTTCCAATGCAGACCGGAACGCGCCATAACAATCACTAAACAGTCGGCCTTTTTTGTCATCAGGTAGGGAGTCATAAAGCTCTTTGCTGATGGGAACTGTGCGATTTTTTCTGCCTTTTGTGTTGGTGTAAGTGATTTTGTATTTCGCGAGTTGGCTTTTTTTCAGACTCTCAGCCTCTGACCATCTAGCGCCAGTGGCGAGACAGATTCTCACCACTGTTTCTAAATCAGGGTGCTCATGGCGTTTGCACTCTCCGAGCAGTTGCGCAATCTGGTCGTGAGTTAACCAAGCCATTTCCATTTCTTCTGTACGGAAAGGGCGCATATTTTTTAGCGGATTTTCACCCTTCCATTCGCCAAGGCGATTTAACTCATTGAACACCGCGCGGAAGTAAGCGAGTTCAAGATTAAGAGTGCGAGGGGAAACCTCCTTAACCCTATTTGAACGGGCATACTCACCCTTTAGCCGCTTTTCCCGGTAGCGGGAAAACATCTGGGCATCGAAATCGCGTGCGAGTGGTTCGCCCATACACTTAAAGGCGTGGCGCATAGCTAACTGGCGTTTTAGTCCGTCTCTCAAGGTAATACCATGAGCGCTATACCATGCGTCGACCAATTCTTTTAACGTTCGCCTGTCTTCCTTTTCCTCCTGCCACGGATTTTGCACAGTGTATTGCTCAAAGGCCAGCGCCTCACCTTTGGTGGCGAATTTCTTTCTAATACGCTTGCCTTTTGCCCCGTTAGGATAAAGCTCGCAAATCCAACCTCCAGCGGGGTTTTTACGGACAGTCATCAATTAACCTCGCTGTACACACCTACCACTCTACCCAGCGTCTTTATGTCATCAATACCGCACTCAAAAGGAACCTTCCCACCAGTAACATGCAATTTTCTACCCGGAAGTTTTGTAAGCTCTCGAATACTAATTCCCCCCTCTATGTCGACCAACCAAAGGCCGTCAGAGAGTGATGCCTGCTTATCAATGAAATGGAGTTTTCCTTCCGTTCGTATAGCCATCGCATCTGTAAGCGGCTTTGTGAAAAAATGAGCGTCGACTGTAATAGAACCATCACTTTTGAGTATTTCTTCACTTAATGTGAATGACTCGATGCTCATTGTATCCTCGACTGACGCAGAAGATGTGAACGGTTGTCCTTTTCCTGTAAGTAACCACTGCAGATTGGCCCCTGTTTCAAGAGCGCAGTGTGCCGCAAAGTCATACGAAATAGCGCCACGGGTATATCTGTTAGAGAGGGAGCTCGATGCAATATCGAAATGGTTAGCTAACTGAATTTTCTGAGAAAATCCGTAAGCCTCGCAGATGCGATCCAGTACATCAACGTTGCTCCATCCTAAAGAATCTATTCTCATCTCGATAAAACCTATTTACTACTTCTCAATTGGGAAGTATATTTTGGCTAAACCTACGCAATTGATGGCCCTATGTTGGCAAACGGTGGCCCTTTAATTGCAATCTTTGGCAAATAGGGAATCATGCAACATGGCTTCTGAAATCGCAATCATCAAAGTGCCTGCACCCATCGTCACCCTGCAACAGTTTGCAGAACTTGAGGGGGTGTCATACCGCACCGCGCGCCGCTGGACTACCGGAGATAACCCGCGTTTACCTATCGAACCTCGCGTCATCCGTAAGGGCTGTAAACGTGCTGGCGGTCAAGTTCGTATCTACTACGCCCGCTGGAAAGAGGAACAAATGCGTAAGGCATTGGGCCATTCCCGTTTTCAACTCGTTATTGGTGCGTAATTCACTTTATGTGAATTTTGAGGGCTCAACATGTTTGATTTTCAGATTTCCAAACATCCCCACTATGACGAAGCGTGCCGCGCTTTCGCGCAGCGTCACAATATGGCGAAGCTGGCCGAGCGTGCGGGTATGAATGTTCAGACGTTACGCAACAAGCTAAACCCGGAACAGCCTCACCAGTTCACGCCGCCTGAATTGTGGCTATTGACTGACCTGACCGAAGACTCAACCCTCGTTGATGGTTTTCTGGCACAGATTCATTGCTTGCCATGCGTGCCAGTTAATGAGCTGGCTAAAGACAAATTGCAATCTTATGTCATGCGCGCAATGAGTGAGCTCGGCGAGCTGGCGAGCGGTGCGGTCTCTGATGAGCACCTGACCTCAGCCCGAAAGCACAACATGATTGAGAGCGTTAACGCTGGTATTCGTATGTTGTCATTGTCGGCGCTGGCGCTGCATGCGCGCCTGCAGGCTAATCCTGCTATGTCGAGCGTGGTCGATACCATGAGCGGTATTGGCGCATCCTTCGGGCTGATTTGAGGTGCGTATGCTGAAAAGTGAACCATCATTCGCATCTCTGCTCGTTAAGCAAAGCCCAGGCATGCACTACGGTCACGGCTGGATCGCAGGTAAGGACGGCAAGCGCTGGCATCCGAGCCGCTCACAGGCTGATTTACTGGCTGGCCTCTCTACTCAAAAGCAGGGGGAATCATGGCTATCGAAGCTGTTTCCGCGACTGTTCCGCTAAAAGCGGGTGAACGTCTGGCCGGTCTCAATCATGTGGCTGAACTGCGCGCGAGATATTGGGGCGATAGCTGGAAAGAGGTTGAGCGATTTGTCGATGATATGCGCGATAAACGTGACCCACAATTTGAAGAAAATAATCGGGCGCTGGCCGCTATTTTCTTTCTGGCAA